CGAATACGTTGCCACTTGTCACCTCACGCGGTGACTCGCACCGTAGCACTGCCTCGCACAACGTCGTTCATGGCAAAAGTCACGCTCGAGCTGACAATCGTGGCGGTTGCGCCAGTGACGAAGCTGCCGACGGTAAACGAGCCGCTTGAGCCACCGACGAGCTGCGACGTGCCGATGTAGTCGAAGCTGACTTCCTTGCCCGTCTCGCCAGTAGCGGAACCGATCAGAGGTCGCTTCTGAGTCAGCATGGTTTCGCCGGTCGTCTGGCCCAGGTGGCTCACGTCGATCCGGTCGGTTGCACCGCTGACATCGGAATAGTTGATAGTCACATTCGTGACGGTGTAGGTCGCGCCAGAAAAAACCACAAAGGTCTTTGTAGGCCCATCATGTGGCGTAACTGCCATGCTTTAGGTCTCCTGCCACCAAACGTCGTAGGTTTGTGCGACCGAGTAAACGGTCGGCAACTCAGCACCGTCGAGAGCAACTACCTCGTCACTCTCGCTCTCAAGGCTGGTCTGCCTCACTTGTGTATTGTCGAAACTCCCAGTGAAGCCATCCAGAGCCGCACGCACCGCATCAGCGATCTTTCTGGATTGCAGCCGCGTTGTGGCATAGATAGAGATTTCCACAGACACACGCGGCACGCCCATCGGGAATGCCAATGTCTGCTCGCGAGTAATGTCAGAGCGACGAAACGTCAGGAATGGCAACGCGTCCTCGCTGGCGGCAAGATCGTAGAAGGCACGGTGGCCGATGTGCTGCGTGATGCTGGCGTCGCTGATGATCGCGTTTCGCAGCACGGCTTCGGGTGACTTGAACATTAGCTGCCCTTTTTCGGCGGAAACTTGATTTCCAAGAACCTGGCGGCACGCTCAACAACATCCGACATTTGCTCACGCAGCACACGGCGAATGCTCGATGTTTCTTGCTGCAAAGTCTGCTTGATTACGTCGTTGCCGTAGATCTTGCCAAGGTTCACGGACTCGCCTTTTCCGGCTCGCTTGAAAAACGCCTTTGGCGACTTTGGCACAGTCCGCACACGCGTTGAGCCGGCAAACTTGCCACGTTTTGCACGGCCTTTGAGCGTGAACGTGCCACGCGTTTTGTAGCTCGAAGCAATCGAGCCCTTTTTCGTTCGGCGTTCCTTTGTGCCAAACATCAAGAGACCAGCGTGAAACGCACGGTCTTTGCCTTTCTCAACAGGTCCGCCAGGCACCTGCTTGCCGCCGGATTTACGGTATCCAACGATTCCGACTGCGTTGCCGGTCTTTGGGTATCGCCTCACTATATTGTCGACAGATCTCGCCAAGTTGCCCGACACGCTCTTAAAAGCGGCTTTTGTGTTTCGCTTAAGTGCTGTAGCTGTTGGCTTCGTGGCCTTATTGAGTGCAGCACCAAGGAACTTGGCACGAATGTTTGGCGCAAATCTTGCGGCCAGCTCGCGTTTGATTGCAGCCAGTTCGGGAAAGTCGACTTTTGTCCCTTCCGCAAAACGTGCCACTACTCCACCTCCTCGCAGACGGCAACGTGCTCGCTGCGGTTTTCGTACTCGAGCAGGCTCACGATCTGCAGCGTACGGCCACGCCACAAAAACCGGTCCGTGTGCTTTAGGCCGTCGATATACCGCAGCCGAACGCGATGCGTCACGCGTGATTCTTGCTGGCCGTCGGCGAGTGCCTCGGTCGAACGCACGCCGTTGATCGCGGCCCAAACCGTTGTCAGCGTTGCCCAGGTCAACGACGACTCGCCAATGCTGTTTGTGCTGCTGCTTGCTTGCTGCACCGTCACGCGCTCACGCATTTCGCCTGGTCGGATCATCGGTACGATCCCCACTTGGCGGTGTTAAGCAAAGCCTTGACGCCAAACGGCACCTCGTTGCTGGCCATGCTGTCGGCCGCCAGGCGGCGTTCGTAGAGGTGGCCTACGATCATCAGAATCGCGTTGCGGATCGCTTGCGGCACGTCGCTAGTTGCGGTGCCGTAGCCGGCCCACCACGTCACCGTCACCGAGTTGGGATCGCTCAAGTGACTCGGCCAAGTGCCGTTGTAGACCGTGCGGATGCGTCCTGGCGTGTCGTCTCGATCGACGCGGTAGCTCGAAGTCGAGAGCGTCGTCGTCGTCGGCACGGCCGTAGACGCTGAGCCAGGATCGAGAGCGTAGGTGACTGCCGTCGTCGTCAGCGTGCCGCTCGTGGCCATAGGCGGCCTTGGCAACTCGAACTCATACGGGAACGTATCCATCCGCATGGCCAGCTGCTGCGAGATCAATGCACGGTCAAGGTACTCTTCGGCGTACTGCCGGGCCGCAACGATCAGAGCCTCGATGTACGTGTCGTCGTCTGCGATGTCGACGCGCAAATGCTGCTTCGCCTCTGTAAGCGTCACCGGCTCGACTGCCGGCGCAGTCTCAACAGTCAGGCTTCGGTATCGCATTCCGTTACCCTTCGTTTTCGTGTTCGCTTTACGGCGGCTGTACGCGTCTCGTGCTGCACAACCGCAGCCTCAAACATCGTCGGCTCAGTCACCGGCTGAACGATCTCGCGAGCGATCAGCACGTTGGCCTCTCCGTCGCCCAGGTCAACCACGTCGCCTCTGCGGTAGACGCGTAGCGGCTTGATAAATCGCACTCTCATCGTTCCACCTTCCAGACGCCTTCCGGTGGCTTCATGTGCGTCACGTAGTCGGTCGCGTGCTGGTAAACCGGTTGCTGCAGCTGCTCGCCTGGCCACGTGACCATGTACTCACCGTGGCCGAGAATCACGCGTGGCGAAACAAAGCAGCGGTTTCCGGCCTTGCGAAAGTTTTCCCAAAAGAAGATATCGTCGTCGCGGCGGCCGTCGCCCCATTCGCCTTGCTCGTTTGGCGTGCCGAGAAACCAAGGCTTTGGCGTTCGCTTGAGTGCTGCCGTACTAATCACTGTGCAGCCAAAGTGCATGGTGTCGACTTCCTGCACTGGTGCGTTGAACCAGTCGCGTGGCACTTGCGTGCTGCCTTCCGCCGGCGGGTTTTCCATCATGCCCTTTAGCGTCAGCATTGGCCTGCCGTCTTCGCGTTTGGTCTGCAGGCCGGTCACGGCGTCGCACTGAAACGTCATGGCCAGAGCCATCAGGTGCTCTAAGTCGGCTTGGCTGAAAAACGTGTCGTAGTCGATCGTGACCAGATACTCGGCTTCGTCGACGAACTGTTCCATCACTCGCTGCAAACACTGGCCCCAGAATGCACCGGTGACTTTGGTCGGCCGAATGCCGAGCGGCGTGAGTGCTTGCGCCCACGTGAAAAAGTTGTCCATGAAGCCGAGACGTGGCACAGATAGCACGGCCTCGACTCGCACGTCGACGTTCGTGTTTCCAACCTTCACCAGCATGTGTTTTCTCCAAAGAAAACGGCCGGGCCGGAGAGGGCCTCCGTGCCCGGCCATCCTTGTTAACATCATGCCGCGCGTGTCAAGGCTCAGCCGGACACGAACACGTTCACGCCGGCAGACGAGGCCGCGACCGGTGCCTCTTCGGGCTTGCCAAGGCGAGCAACCGAGACGACGGGCGAAGCGACGTTTGGCGTAGCGTAGACGTTGAGATACCGATTCTTGCCACGCATGTCGACGTTGAAACGCACCACAGTGGAGCTGGTAGTGTCGGCCGGCGTCGGCACGGTAAACCCGCCAGTTCCGCCGCCGACGTAAGCCGTTAAGTCAGCATAGCTGCTGGTCGTGTCGCCCTGCTGCAGCTTGAGAGCCACAGCCACGCTCGAGTTGGTGCCAGCGGCAGCGACCGGCTCGAAAACAACGTCGATAGACGCGTAGTCAAAGCCGAGGGTGTCGATGGCGTGCTGGTGCGTGGCGTTGGTCGCAATGTCACCGCTGCTGAGTTTGGCTGCGGTCTTCGATGCTTCGAGATTGTTCACGTTTTTCTCCTAGTCTCAGGCAGTGGTCTTGAGGGCAACCATTGGGCCAGCGTCGCTGGTGTCACCGAGCGAATGCCAGTTGTAATCGACGCGGATCGTCGCGTAGAACGCCGTCTGGTCAAACCTGGCGTACTCTTCCTCGGTGCTACGGATAGCAACCTGGTCGCGGATGCCGTAGATGCCGGCGAGCGATGCGTCACCGACAAGCACCTTGACCACACCAGCGTCGGAACCCAGCGTGTTATCCATGACAAGCGTCTGGATCACCGGCAGGCCCAGGAAGCGAGGCACGCCACCGCCGGCAATGTCGCCGAGGGTCAAGCCGCCGGCGGCCATCCGCCGCCGCCTCATGGTCGCGGCGGAGCCAGGCAGGCGCATGTACCACGACGCCACACCGACACACCA